TAGGTAGTAGAGTTGTTGGTAAGTGTATGATGGGTAGTACTAGTAATTCGTTAGAAAAAGGAGGTGATAATTTTAAAAACTTGTACAATGATTCAGATGTTACCAAGCGCAATAGAAATGGACAAACTAAGTCGGGATTATATTCTTTGTTTATTCCTATGGAATGGAATTACGAAGGATTCATTGATGAATTCGGACGACCTGTATTCACTGATCCTGAGCAACGAACATTTGATCCACACGGAATAGAAATAGATCAAGGTGTTATAAATCACTGGGAAAATGAGGCTGATGGTTTACGCGATGATCAAGACGCTTTAAATGAATTTTATCGTCAGTTTCCTAGAACTGAAGAGCATGCGTTTAGAGACGAGACAAAAAATAGTTTATTTAATCTTATAAAAATATACGAGCAAATAGATTATAATGAAGGTAATAGAAACTCTTCTGTAGTTACAAATGGAAACTTCCAATGGGTTAATGGTGTAAAAGATACTAGAGTTGTTTTTAATCCAGATCCAAGTGGTAGATTTAGTGTTAGTTGGGTACCTAACTCAAGTTTACAAAATAATGTTATAATTAAAAATGGAGTTAAATATCCAGGTAACGAACACATCGGTGCATTTGGTTGTGACTCGTATGATATATCTGGAACAGTAGATAACAAAGGTTCGAAAGGAGCGCTGCATGGTTTAACTAAGTTTTCAATGGAAGATGCACCAGCTAACACGTTCTTTTTAGAATATATAGCAAGACCACAAACAGCTGAGATATTTTTTGAAGATGTTTTAATGGCATTAGTATTTTATGGTATGCCACTACTTGCAGAGAATAACAAACCAAGATTATTGTATTACTTACGTAGAAGAGGTTATAGAGGTTTTAGCATGAACAGGCCTGATAAGATATGGAATAAATTATCAGTTACAGAAAAAGAAGTAGGTGGTATGCCAAACTCAAGTGAAGATATAAAACAGGCTCATGCAGCTGCAATTGAAATGTATATCAACGATCATGTTGGTTTATTACAAGATGGTACTTATGGTACTATGTATTTTAACGAGACACTAAACGACTGGTCAAAGTTTGATATAAATAGAAGAACAAAACACGATGCATCAATAAGTTCTGGTTTAGCTGTAATGGCTTGTAATAGACACTTATATCGACCAAACCCAAAACAAAAAAGAAAACCAGTAAACTTAAATATATCTAAATTTAATAACAAAGGAGTTACATCAAAGATAATTAAAAATATATGAGATCAGAACATTCTATAAATTTTCCATCACAAGCTGTAAGTGATTTAGAAAAAATAAGTGAAGACTACGGTTTAAAAGTTGCAAGAGCTATAAGACACGAGTGGTTTTCTGGAGTCACATCTAAATATAATACGCATAAAAATAATTTTCATAATTTAAGACTATATGCTAGAGGTGAACAATCAGTTCAAAAATATAAAAACGAATTATCTATTAATGGTGATTTATCTTATTTAAATTTAGACTGGAAGCCAGTACCTATTATCCCCAAGTTTGTTGATATCGTTGTTAACGGTATGGCACAAAGAAACTTTGAAATAAATTGTTATTCTCAAGATGATTATGGTGTTAGTAAGCGTACTGAATATATGGAGTCTATACTTCGTGATATGCGTAGTAAAAACTTTAATGAAATAGCTCAGCGTTCTTTTGGTATAGATTTATATGAAAACGAAAAAGATAATTTACCAGATACAGAAGAAGAACTAGCTTTACATATGCAGCTAGATTATAAACAAGCTGTAGAGCTAGCAGAAGAACAAGCTCTCAGTGTGTTGATGCAAAATAGCAATTACGATGATATAAGAAAAAGAACTTTATATGATTTAACAGTACTTGGTATTGGTGCTACAAAAACAACTTTTGATTTTACAAATGGAGCTGAAGTTAAATATGTAGATCCAGCTGATATAGTTTATTCTTATACTGAGTCACCTTACTTTGACGATATATACTATATTGGTGAAGTAAAAGAATTGCCTATAAACGAGTTAGTAAAAGAGTTTCCAGATTTAACAGAGTCTGAAATAAAAAGTTTATCTGATAACTACTCATATCCTTTAGATTATGTAAATCATAGAGATAAAAACAAAGTTCAAGTTTTGTATTTTAATTATAAAACTCACATGAACGATGTTTATAAATTAAAGACTCTTGGTAGTGGTGGTGAGAAAGTTATAGAGAAAGATGATACATTTAATCCACCTGTTAAAAACATGGATGGTGATTTTAGTAAACTTGAAAGAGTTGTTGAAGTTTTATATGAAGGTGTTTATGTAATAGGTTCAGACAAAATGCTTACTTGGAGAATGTGTCCAAATATGATGCGTACAGACTCTGAGTTTGGTAAAGTTAAAATGAATTATCAATTAGTTGCACCTCGTATGTACGAAGGAAGAATAGAGTCTGTTGTTAGTAGAATAACTAGTTTTGCTGATATGATACAGCTAACGCATTTGAAGCTACAACAAGTTATGGCTCGTATGGTACCAGATGGTGTTTACTTAGATGTTGATGGTTTAGCAGAAGTTGATCTTGGTAATGGCACAAACTATAATCCGCAAGAAGCATTAAATATGTTCTTCCAAACTGGTAGTGTTGTAGGTAGAAGTTTTACACAAGATGGTGATATGAACCCTGGTAAAGTTCCAATACAACAAATAAATAACGGAGTTAATAGTGGTAAGATACAAAGCTTAATAACTACTTATAACTATTATTTACAAATGATACGTGATGTGACTGGATTAAACGAAGCGAGAGATGCTAGTACACCAGATCGTAATGCTTTAGTTGGTGTACAAAAACTAGCAGCTGCTAATTCAAACACGGCAACTAGACATATATTACAGTCTATGATGTTTATAACAGCTGAAGTAGCAGAGTGTTTATCATTACGTATAGCAGATATAATAGAATACTCTCCAACTAAAGACGCTTTTATAAGAGCACTTGGAGCTCATAATGTAGCTACGTTAGATGAAATGAAAAACTTACATCTGTATGATTTTGGTATATTTATAGAACTAATGCCAGATGAAGAAGAAAAAGCTATATTAGAAAATAATATACAAGCGGCGTTAGCTCAACAATCAATAGACTTAGACGATGCTATTGATCTTCGTAATGTTAGAAATATAAAGCTTGCTAATCAAATGCTAAAAATAAAACGAAGATCTAAAATGCAAAGAGATCAAGCGATGCAACAACAAAATATACAGGCTCAAGCTCAAGCTAATGCACAAGCTCAACAAGTGGCTGCTCAAGCAGAAGTTCAAAAAAACCAAGCAAAAGCTCAAGCTGAAATGCAGTTAGAGCAAGAAAAAAATAGATTACAAACAATGTACTTACAGCAAGAAGCTAATGTTAAAAAAGACTTAATGGCTTTTGAGTTTGAACTAAACTCTAAATTAAAAGGTGAAGAAAGAAGCATAGCTAGTAAGCTTGAGGCTATGAGAGAAGATAGAAAAGATCAGCGTGTTGATAGACAAGCTGAACATCAAAAACAAATGATAGATCAAAGAACTGGTGCTAATTCACTTAAAAAGTTTGAGTCATCAGGTAATGATATACTTACAGGAGACGCTAATATTTAATCTCCTTATTTTTAATATTTTATAAAATTTTATTATGACAGAAGAAAATAAAGAAGTTATTGAAGAAATAACTGAAAAGCAAACAGAGCAACCTGTAGAAGAGGTTGTTGAAGAAATAGATGAATCAAAGTTTAATAGCGTTGATGATCCAAGTGTTATTAAAGTTGATTTAGATAAAACACCTAAACAAAGCGAAGAGGTTGAGAAACAACCCGCTGAACAAGAGGTGGAGGTAGCAGGGACTAAAGAAGTTGTTGAAGAAAACAAAGTTATTGAAGAAGTTGTAGATCAACAAGAGCAGAAGATAGAAGCTGAGCAACAAGAGGTTATTGAAGAAGTTAAAGAAGTTGTTGAAGAAGCTGTTAAAGAGTCTCAAGCTACTGGCAAACCACTACCTGAAAATATTCAAAAGTTAATAGACTTTATGGATGAGACAGGTGGTGATATTCAAGATTACGCAAACTTAAACAGAGATATATCTAAAATGGATAACTCTGATGTACTTGATGAATATTATCGTGCTACAAAATCTCATTTAACTGCAGAAGAAAGAGGCTTTTTATTAGAAGAAACTTTTGGTTATAATGAAGAAGAAGACGATCCTAAAGATATCAAGAGAAAAAAGATAGCCCTCAAAGAGCAAGTTGCCGAGGCTAGAGCCTATTTAGACGGGCAAAAGTCTAAGTACTATAAAGAGATTAAAGCTGGAAGCAGACTCACTGATGAGCAGCAGAAAGCTATAGATTTTTTTAATAGGTACAATAAAGAAAATCAAGAACAAACAAAATTATCTGAAGCAAGTAAAAAAATATTTTTAGATAAAACTAATAATTTATTTAACGACAAGTTCAAAGGTTTTGAATATAATGTCGGTGATAAAAGATATAGGTTTAATGTTAAAGATGTTAATAAAGTAAAAGAAACTCAGACTGATATTAATAACTTTGTCAACAAGTTTGTTGGTAAAGATGGTACTTCACTTGAAGACGCAGCTGGATATCATAAGTCTTTATTTACAGCTATGAACGCAGATGCTATTGCTAAGCACTTTTACGAGCAAGGTAAAGCAGATGCTATAAAAGATAGAGTTGCTAAAGATAAAAATATAAACTTAGAACCTAGAAAAACATTTGGCGAAACAAACGTTGGTGGTGTTAAGTATAGAGTTTTAGGTAATAGTTCTAATGATTTTAAATTTAAAATTAACAAAAAAAATTAATCATTTAAAAAAAATTTATTATGGCAATAACTCCAGGTAGTGTTTTAAATAGTGTGCCAGCTCCTAAGCAACAAGCTTTAGCTGATAACTATTTAGACCTAGCGACCGAAGCCGGGAAAGGCTGGGCGCAACAATACGTACCTGACTTGATGGAAAAAGAAGCTGAAGTTTTCGGACCGAGAACTATATCAGGTTTTTTATCTCAAGTAGGTGCAGAAGAGGCTATGACTGCTGATCAAGTAGTTTGGTCTGAACAAGGTAGATTACATTTATCATACACCGGTAAAGTAGTAACTAAAGCAGGTGGTGATCAAAGTGGTGGTCTTGTAGAAATAGAAAAAGATATTGACGGTAATGATATTGGTACTGATCACGGTGTTAGAGTTAACGACACTATTATTATAGCTGGTTCTGCTGGCGTTGTAAAGTGTTTAGTTACAAAAGCTGTTAGAGGTACTGGTGCTGGTACAAACGATAGAATTGACGTAGCTCCTTATGGTGTAGCTTCTTTAGATGCTGCTAATTTTAATGATGATGACGCTATTACAATATTAGTTTATGGTTCTGAATTTACAAAAGGTGTAAGTTATAGAACTTCAGCTGATGTAGGTATTAATGGAACTGCAAGCGATTCAAGAGGTTCTAATGAACCAAGCTTTAAGTCTTTTATGAACAAACCTATTATACTAAAAGATAACTATGAAGTATCTGGATCAGATGCATCTAGAATCGGCTGGGTTGAAGTTTCTTCAGAACAAGGACAATCAGGTTATCTTTGGTACTTAAAAGCTGAAGCTGACACAAGAGCTCGTTTTACTGACTATTTAGAAATGGCTATGTTAGAAGCTAAAATGGGTGGTGCTGCTAATGCAGGTGCTACTGGTCATCCAGTTGTTGGTGCTAACGACAATACTGATACTTCTTTTGATTTAGCTGATGGAACTGCTACTGGTACTCAAGGTTTGTTTGATGCTATTGAAACTAGAGGTAATGTTACTTCTGGTATCACAGGTGTTAACGCTGCTACTGATTTAGCAGAGTTTGATGCTATACTAGCTGAGTTTGATAAGCAAGGTGCTATTGAAGAATACATGTTGTTTGTTAATAGAGCTTCTAGTTTAGCTATTGATGACATGCTTGCTTCAATGAACTCTTACGGAGCTGGAGGTACTTCTTATGGAGTATTCGACAACGACGAAGATATGGCTTTAAATTTAGGTTTCTCAGGATTTAGAAGAGGTTCTTACGACTTTTACAAGTCTGACTTTAGATACTTAAATGATTTAGCTACAAGAGGTGGTATTAATGCTGCTGCTGGTTCTAACGCTATTAGAGGTGTACTTATTCCTGCTGGAACTTCATCTGTTTACGATCAAACAGTTGGACAAAGCATTAAGCGACCTTTCTTACATGTTAGATTTAGAGCTTCTGCAACTGATGATCGAAGAATGAAGACTTGGGTCACTGGTTCTGTTGGAGCTGCTACATCAGCACTTGATGCAATGCAGTTACACTTTTTATCAGAAAGATGTTTAATCACTCAAGGTGCAAACAACTTTATGTTAATGAAGTAAGACTATTTATTTATAAGGGCGGTCTTGTATCGCCCTTATATTTTTTTTTAATTTTTATTAC